ACGAGGCCGGAAACATCGTGGGCAACTGGAACCCGCTGACCGATGCCGGCGAGAACGGACGCGCAGGGCTTGAAGCTGAGTCCGTGATTCGCAAGGAGGCCGCATGAGCCGAATCCTCGCCCAGTTCTCGTGCGGGGCTGCCTCTGCCGTCGCTACCAAGCTGGCAATCGCGGCTCATGGCGACCGCGTGGTGATCCTCAATGCCGAAATCGAGGAAGAGCACCCAGACAACCGAAGGTTTGCCCGCGACTGCGAGGCATGGTTCGGCAAGCCGATAGAAACGCTGCGAGATGAAAAGTATGGCGCCAGCGCTGTCCGCGTCTTTGAAACGGTGGGCTACATCAAGGGGCGCAATGGTGCTGCCTGCACCAGTCGCATCAAGCGCGGGCTTCTGAAGGGGTTTGAAAAGCCGGGCGATGTGCTTGTGCTTGGATTTACCGCAGAAGAGCAGCACCGCGCCGACGATTGGCGCGAGGATTGGCCGGACCGGCCCGCAATCTTCCCGCTGATCGAGCGCGGTTTGACCAAAGAAGACTGCAAAGCAATGGTTGAGCGTGCGGGCCTGAAGTTGCCGGCTATGTACCTGCTTGGGTACGACAACGCCAACTGCATCGGCTGCGTGAAGGGCGGCCTCGGCTACTGGCGCGCCATCCGAGAAGACTTCCCAGAGCAGTTTGAAAGGATGGCCCAGGCCGAAGCCAAGGTTGCGGCCTTGCACGGTGATGACGCTTTCATTCTGCGCCACCGTTCCGGCCCGCTGAAGGGGCAGCGCTTCCCGCTCCGCGAACTTCCGGCGGGGGTGGCTCACCGAGGCGAACCGCTGCCGTCTTGCGGGCTTTTTTGCGAAGTTGCGGAACAGGAGTACGCAGCATGAACACCCAAATCCCCGCCTGCATGGGTGGCTGGTGCAAGAGCCGCCAGCACTGCGCCATGTACTACCACAGCAGCCCGGCAGAGCCTGACGAGCGCATGTGCCCGAAAGACCAAGAGAAGCCGATCCCGGTGCACTGGCCTGCACTGAGTGAAGCGCTGGAAGGCATGGAGGTGATGCCGTGAGGGTTCAACAAACGCAATACGCCGGCAAGACCTGCGCCCGGCTGGTGATCCTGAAAGCCCTGCAAGATGCAGGCGCGAAGGGTGTTGCCCTGAAAGAGCTGCTGGCGCTGCACAGCAAGTCGGCCATGTTGAAAGCGCTGACGCAGGGCCGCCAAGCGGGCGAATGGTTCAGCCACAAGATGCGGACGGACGAGACGAAACACGCCGCCCACTACTGGCTGAAGCGCGAGGACATGGAGGCCAGCCGCGCAGCCTGTGCCGCAGCGCAGAAGATCGCCCGCCGCCAAGCGGAGACGTTGCGGTGCCGGATGTACAGGCAAGCCAAGAGGGCCGGTCTGGTGAAGCCGCGACCCGTCAAGGCGGAAAAGCCCATACAGGCCCAAAAAGAGCCCAAAGCGCCGAAGCCGCCAAAGGTGGTCAAGGTCACGGCGGCAAAGCCACCGAAGCCGCCCAAAGCAGCAAAGCCGCCGAAGGTGCTGAAGCTGGCGCCGAGCAAGCCCAAGGAAGCCGTGTGCCCGTTCAAGGACGCGCCGGCCACCAACCCGCGCAACGTCAAGCCGGTGGCACTGCCGGGCTGTCAGGTGGAGCGCTTCAAGCCGACCGGGGAAGAACGGTTCTTCTCCAGCCTGGCCGTTGGCAACTACCTGCGCAGCGAGTCGGCTATCGCGAGGGCCTACGCATGAAGTGCCCCCACTGCAACCATGACGGCAAAGCGCTGGTGTCCGAAAGCCGCCAGGTTGACGGCGACGTGTACCGGCGCAGGCACTGCGGCAAGTGCGGCAAGGAGTTCGTCAGCAAGGAAGTCGCCACGCTGGACAAGTTCCCGGCCACGCGGCACATGCGCCCGAAAGCGCCGTATCAGTCGCGGTCGAAGGCCATTCACTCAATCACGGTCGATGCCTCGCACCTGGATGGGGTGTGGCGATGATTACCAACGTGGCTTTCAACGTGCCCGGCGAACCCCAGGGAAAGGGCCGCGCCAAGATCGTCAAGATCGGCGGGTTCTCGCGCATGGCAACGCCTGAAAAGACGGTTGCCTATGAAGGCTTGGTTGCACACGTTGCATCACAAGCCATGCAAGGCGCCAAACCCTTCGACGGCCCGTGTGCTGTTGACGTGCTGGCAACGCTTCCAGTCCCCGCGAGCTGGTCAAAGCGCAAGCAAGCCGAAGCATTGGCCGGGAAGGTTCTCCCCACCAAGAAGCCCGACGCCGACAACGTGCTCAAAGCCGTCTTTGACGGCATGAACGGCGTTGTATGGCGCGATGACGTGCAAGCGGTGAACGTGCACCTATCCAAGCGCTATGGCCCAACCCCTGGGGTTTGGGTGCAAGTGGCGCAACTCTGAAAGGATGAAGCATGGCAAGACGCGCACAAGTGCAGCCGGATTGGTTGGACGACATGCTCCGCATTTGGGGCAAGACCAGCGACAAGCAAACCGGGTGGTACGGCATCAACCCGATGCTGAAATCGGGCATCCCGACAAAGGCCGCCAGCTACGAGCCAACGGGCTACTGTGCGCATGACTTCCGCCAGCTTGAAAAGGCGATGGAGTCATTGGAACATCGGCATAAGGTCGTGCTGGTGATGCACTACAAGCCCGCAGCCGTGCGCGCGGCAGAGGAAGAGTTGAAGGGCTACGGGATGCCCCGCAGCGTGTGGATCAAGTGGCTGCATGAGGCTGCAAGCCTGCTGGCCGCGAAGATGGGAGCCATGTCCGATGCTGCCTGAGGACGTAACCGACGACATGCTCAAGGCTGCAAGCTTGGTGACAAAGGCCGCGCTGAAGCCTAAAAAGTCGCCATCTGAAGAGCGCCGCAGACTGGAAGCGCTGCAATCCGCCAGGATCGTCTATGCCCAGCGATACAAGACCGCCGAGGTGACAGCAAAGGCACTTCTGACCGCAGAGCAGCTAGAGGCGTTCGGCTACAAGTACGAGGCGATTACAGGCGCCCGCGACTTTGAGACGTTTCTGAGGTCTTCGTGCGGGTTTGAAGGGCTCTTGTTTCAAATTGAGATTGCCACCCTGTCAATCAGGGATGCCGAACAGAAGGCCCGCATCGCTGCCGCGCTGAAGGGCACGCTGCAAGAGGCCATCCAGAACGAGCCCAACGGAAGCCGCCGCCGTCTGTTGCGCATCAAGATGGCAACACCCGCATGGGTGGACTACGAAGCAATGGCCGAAATCTACCGAGAGCGGGACGCGGTGAGCCGGGCAACTGGCATTGAGCACCATGTCGATCACATTTACCCGCTGGCCGGCAAGACCGTGTGCGGGCTGCACGTTCACCACAACATGCGAATCATCACCGCCGCCGAGAACCTAAAAAAGAGTGCGAAAGTTTTGGAAATCGCTTGACGGGTTCAGAAGAACATGAGATAAATCGGTTATGGCAGGCTGACCATAACCGCCACCAAGCCCCCGAGGTAACAGCCGGGGGCTTTTTCGTTTCCGCGCCCGGCGACAGTAACCAAACATCGATCGTCCTTGACCTTCGCACTGTGCAGCCGGGCACCCATGCGACTTGGCGCGCTTTGACGCCATGACTGCCGAGAGGCGCCCGTGTTCAACGAAGAGAAGGCCCAAGCGATCTGCGCGTTGGTGGCTGAAGGCAAGAGCTTGCGTTCTGCCGCAGCAGAGAACGGCATCACCCATCGCGTGTTTCTAAACTGGTGCGATGCGAGGCCAGAACTCGCAACCCAATACGCGCGCGCACGCGCAACAGGCACGGACGCCGAGTTTGAAGAGCTGGAAGCGTTGCAGGCTGAAGAGCCGCGCTTGACTGCATCAGGAAGCGTTGATCCTGGTTGGGTTGCTTGGAAGCGCTTGCAGGTTGACACGCGCAAGTGGGCCTTGTCGAAGAAGGCGCCGAAGAAGTACGGCGAGAAGATCGAAACCACGCACGAATTAGGCGACAGCGTCACCAAGATCGTGCGCCAGATCGTGAATGGCTGAGCTGGTCATTCAGACCCCGAAGGTCTTTGAGCCGCTGCTTTACCCGAGCCGCTACAAAGGTGCTTGGGGTGGTCGAGGTTCTGGCAAGTCGCACTTCTTTGCTGAGCTACTGGTCGAACGGTGCCTGATTGAGAAGACCGACGCGGTTTGTGTGCGTGAGGTGCAGAAGAGCCTGAACCAGTCGGTCAAGAAGCTGATTGAAAGCAAGATCGAAGCGCTGGGCGTTGGCTCGCAATTCGAGGTGCAGCAAAGCGTGATCCTGGCCCCAAACGGTGGGCGGATCATCTTCCAAGGCATGCAGAACCACACAGCCGACTCCATCAAGTCGCTGGAAGGGTTCGATGTGGCTTGGGTGGAAGAAGCGCAGAGCCTGAGCCAGCGAAGCCTAGACCTGTTGCGCCCGACGATCCGCAAGCCCGGCTCAGAACTCTGGTTCAGTTGGAACCCGCGAGCAGCGACAGACCCGGTTGATGTGCTGTTGCGAGGAGAGAGCCCGCCGCCTGATGCTGCTGTTGTGCAGGCGAACTACCGCGACAACCCCTGGTTGCCTGATGTTCTGAAGGCTGAGCTGGAGTATGACCAGCGGCGCGACCCTGACAAGTTTCGCCATGTGTGGCTGGGCGAGTACGAGCAGAACAGCGAAGCCCGCATCTTCCGCAACTGGCGCATCGAAGAGTTCGATGTGTCGCCTGAGTGGATTTTGAGGCAGGGCGCGGACTGGGGCTTTTCGATTGACCCGAGCGTGCTGGTGCAGTGCGCGATTGTTGGCCGCACCTTGTACGTGCCTTACGAGGCATACAAGGTTGGCTGTGAGATTGACTTCCTGCCGGAGCTGTTTCGCACGGTTCCAGAGGCTGAGCGCTGGCCGACAACGGCAGACAGCGCCAGGCCGGAAACCATCAGCTTCATGCAGCGCCACGGCTTCCCGAAGATGCTGCCCGCGCTGAAGGGTGCGAAAAGCCTTGAGGAAGGTGTCGAGTTCCTGAAGAGCTTTGACATTGTGGTGCACCCGCGATGCACGCACCTGATTGATGAGTTGACCCTCTATAGCTACGAGATTGACCCGCTGACGGGTCAGGTTCTGCCGAAGTTCAAAGACAAGGACAACCACGTTATCGACGCGCTGCGATACGCCTGCGAAGGCGCGCGCCGTGTGGTCAAGCGCAAGGTGCTGGAAGCGCCACGCGATCACGCATCGTCATATCTGAGCATGTAAATGGCCCGCAAAAAACAGACCCTTCAGCGCGACAAGATCATCACCGAGGCCCGTGCTCGGTATGAGCGCGCCCAAGAGGTTTGGGGGCCGATCTACAAAGAGTGCCGCGAGGACATGCGGTTCTCTGACCCGACAGACCCGCAGCAATGGCCGGAGGATGTGAAGCGCGAACGGCAGAACGCCGAAGGTGGCGCGCGGCCTTGCTTGGTGTTTGACCAGACAAGCCAGTTCGTCCGTCAAGTCATCAACACCGCGCGCCGCAACAAGCCGGCGCTGTCGTTCCTGCCTGTGGACGACACCAGCGATCCCAAGTTGGCCGAAGTGCTGGCGGGTCTTGCCAAGCAAACCGAGTACGCAAGCCGGGCCGATGTGGCTTACATCACCGCCTTGGGCCAATCCACGCGCGGCGGCATCGGCTGGTTCCGCCTGGTGCTGAAGCCGCTGAAGGGCGCCAAGGTTCAAGGCCAGCAGTGCGCCGAGATTGAGCGCGTGCCCGAGTTCGAGGCTGTGCTTGTCGATCCCGATTTCACGCAGCCTGACGGCTCAGACATGGGCTGGGGCTTCGTTGAAGTCTCCATGCACAAGGACGACTTTAAAGCCAAGTGGCCCGATGCCACGCTGGTTGATTGGGACGACTCGGGCTGGTTCACGAAGGACCACGTTCGCGTCTGCGAGTATTACCGTGTGGTGGACGTTCCCGCGTCTGAGGATGCCGAAGGCGGGCGCGTGGTCGAGCACTTCAAGCTGTCGGGCGAAGACGTTCTTGAACGCTCGGTGTTCCCGGCTGAGTTCGTGCCGCTGTTCCCTGTCCTTGGCAACGAGGAATGGGACGAAGGCAAGCGCCGTCTGTCTGGTTGCGTGCGTCTCGCCAAGGATGGGCAGATCACCTACAACTTCGAGCGCAACGCCGCTTACGAGGCTGTGGCGCTTGGCCCGAAAGCTCCGTGGTTGGCTCCTGCTGAAGCCATCGAAGGCTATGAAGGCCACTGGAAGCAGGCCAACCGGGGGAACATCGCTTATCTGCCGTACAACACGGTAGACGAACACGGCAACCCGCTGCCGTTCAAGCCTGAGCGTATCTCGCCCGCTGGCGTTGCCGTTGGCTGGGCTGATCTTGCAGAGCGCAGCAAGAACGACATTCAGGCTG